TAAGCAATCATTGATTGTTTACAATTTGTAAATGTTCTAAGCATTTATCAGGTTCTAAATTCAAATCTTGATAAGCCCTATTTTTTGATAAACATTCACCAGTGTCATGATTATAAATCACTATCGCAGGTTTATTATCAAAAGATGACACATAATTCACAGAATAAGAATCAGGTATAGTAGGAACATACGGCACGCTTGGAACATAAGGCGCAGGATTATAAGACGGATAATTTTCTAAATCAGTATTTGTAAATTTTACCTGTTCATCCTTTTTTTATCATCATCTTTTAATTGATTATCTATTTCAGAAACTCTATCTTGAACTTCCAAATCATCTTCTAAATAAAGATCAGATTTATCAGATTGATCAGATAAATCAGTTTGTTCACTATTAACAGTAGTTTCAGAAACAACAGCATTTACAGCTTCATCAATACCAGTAACATCAGGAACACCAGCCTTGGCATAAAAATCTAGCCCTTGCGATACAAAGAAAAAGAGAATAATAACTATAAAAGCAAATGTAATCAAAGATGATACAAGCTTTTTGCTTACCCTAGCTTGACCGTCAGTAACCTGACTAGTACTTTTATAGTAATCAAACATAGCAGGATTTAAACGCCATACTTGCATATCATCAGCATCTTTAAAAGCCGTTTTTGTCAATGATTTTTGTACATAAGACCACCAATAGACAGTTACATTTTTCTTTTTTCGTGGTCTGTATAAATGAACATGTTCCCCTACATTTTCTAATACATAATCATTCAAAAGCTTAACAGATTGAGTAATAAACCAAATGTCAATCCCATAGTGCCTGTGAGTTGACAAATCTTTGCCAATTTTATTATTAGCTGAACGATTCTCTTTCATAAAAGCGTCAATATATTGACATTCATCAATAATAACAAGCTTAGGCGGTTGATTTGGATCTTTATCAGTATTTAAAGTACGCCAATCACAATCAGGGGGCAAGGGACGCACGCCACAAATTCTAAGACCTTCTATGTTCGTGTAGAACTCTTTATAAAACCCCCTTTCCGCTTCTCTAATTAACCATTCAACAACTAAACAAGTTTTTCCGCTACCTGGCGTAGCTGTTATCAATCTAATCATCTTTTTATCGCTCTTATAGAAGCCCCAAAAGTTTTAATATAAACACTAGCTATATAGGCACCAATGATAATACTAACCGCTTTATCAATGCCAGCTAAGCCAAGAAGGCCACTAAAAGCCCCAAGATTCCCGAACTGCTGAAGAGTTTTAGCCTTATAGTAATCAACAAATGTATTAAGACCAGATATAGTAACCAATCCAAATCCTGCACCCATCATAACACGCCCAAAAAAATTCTTACTAATATTTTTTCCAGCCGTTAAAATTAGAGAAAAAAGACTCTTAAACATAATCAACCCCTTATAGCATTAGCAACAATCCCCATAGCCGCTAAATATGCCAATGCTAAAATTGCAGGTCTAACAGTTTTAGCAAAATCACAAAGCGGCTGTAAATTAAATTCAAGCGGAACAGCAACAGCACCCACATCAATACTAAATTTAACAGCTGCAGGACAGGAACCGCCATAATTCAAATAATCTTGATCAAATTCCATTGCAGTTTTATCAACTTCTAAAATATCAACATTATAAGTATCAATGTCATCCCTTTCATCACCTATAAATTTTCCAGTTTTAGGATCAACTTCTTTCTTACGCAAATAATCAGCTAGAGTACATATAGTAGAGGCCCAATCGCAGAAATTAGGGAACTGTACATTCATACCGCCAGGGTTTGGGCTTGTACCAGGACTTGGCACAGGTTGTTCATTAGGTCTAGGACTTGGGCTTGTACTTGGACTTGGGCTTGTACTAGGCGAAGTATCAGGGCTTGTACCAGGACTTGGCACAGGTTGTTCATTAGGTCTAGGACTTGGGCTTGTACTTGGACTTGGGCTTGTACTAGGCGAAGTATCAGGAATTGGCGCAGGCAAAATAACATTATCGCTATCAGACTTTACAACTGGCGCAGTGCCTGGCTGAAACTTAACAGAAGTAGCAGGCTTTGCGACATTATCAAGTGCGTCGTCATACAAACCAGCAGATACATCATATTCAGCCGCCCTTCTAAACAAATCCCTAGATGGCTTATGATGAGCTAATCTATTTGAAACATTATTAACAAGCTTTTCTTTCGGAATTAAAGCCTCTCTATCATCGTATTTACGAATAATTCTATTAAAAGATTTATATCCTAAACGAATGTTTCCGTCATAAACATTACATGTAGCAACATAATCGCCGCTATTATCCATAATTAATCTAATAGTATTATTACGAATAATAAAAGGATAATAAAAATCAGCCATTAGATTACATAAAAAATCTTTAGAAGCTTTGGGATCAGTAAAATAATATCTATCATAAACACTATAACCATAACTAAAATAATATAATTGCAAATCTGAATCTTTTTCCTTAGCTCTTAATAAATAATTAACTTCATCAAAATCAAACAATTCATAACCATCAGGCGCAGTTGTAGAAATTAAATACGGTAACCAACTGAAAAACCCAAGCCCTTTTGAAATCGCAGACGCTAAGAAAGAAGTTATCCGCTTTGTCCAAGATTTTTCAACAGTACTTAACGCAACATGAGCAAGTTTATCACCCTTTTGAGCAACAACTTCAATATTTTTCGTAGATTTGTTATAAGCTGTTTGTTTAACTTCCCAGCCGCCAGGGGATTTAAGCTTTGAAGCTTTCGCACGCTCATCAGCAGAAACAATATCAACTTGGTCAGTAATAATATCTTTTTCATGTAAATAACTAGCAGAAGCAAAATTTAAAGATAAAAAAGAAATACTGACAACTAAAAATAGTTTTCTCATATTAAATTCCAAGTATCTAAATTGGGGGCTACACCCCCAAACCCCCGTAAAACCCAAAATTTGAAAGATTTCAGCAAAGCTGATAATCTTTCTAATTTTGCGTTTGTGAGAAAATAAAAATCAAATATTTGGCAAGTTAGCTAATAAAGTTGAACGGAAGTTATTAAATTCATCAATAGATAATTTATAAACTGGTTCATTTTGATTAACAGACTTTTCAGTATCAATAATTGTAGGTTGTAAAAATATGACTAGATTTGATTTTTTCGCAGAATCCAAATCAGCTTTAAAAGCTTTCCCAAGAAAAGGTAATTTTGATAGCTTTGGAACGCCCTGCACTGTTGTCGTTGTTTCATCACGCATAAGCCCACCAAGTACGATAACTTCACCATTCCCAGATAGAATATTAGTATCTATAACACTTTTATTAGTTACAACGCCATCATTTGTAGTATTAACAACATTACTAACTTCTTGATAAACCTTCATATTTATTCTATTATCATCTGTGATTTGTGGAGTAACTTTTAAAGATATGCCGACATCAAGACGGCTTATTGTCTTAAACGGTTCACCATTTCTATCCAGTTGAGAGCCAGTGATAACAGGGATATTTTGACCAATTAAAATAGAAGCAGCTTCATTATCAAGAGAAAGCACAGAAGGCATAGACAACAAATTGGCGTTTGAAGTATGTTCTAAAGCATGTAAAACAGCACCATAAAATTTATTACCATCATTTTTTTTATAGCCAAATAACGCACCAAGAACAGATAAACTTTTATTACCAGCTAAAGCATTTGTCAAAGAAACAGCAGGATTAAAATTAACAACACCATATCCAGCTCCATTCCCAGCCGCCCACTGTACACCTAAATTTTTAGTATCAGTATCCGATAACTCTAAAATGACAGCTTGAATTAAAATTTGTTTTTTATTGACATCAAGCGATTTAATAATCTGTGCAAAATCAAAAGCATTATCATTACGAACAATAACAGCATTTGACGATATATCAGCGACAGCAACAGAATCAGAAATACTTAAAGAATTAAGCATTTGTGAAACTTGTTCAGCTTTTGCATAATGCAATTTATGATAAGTAACATTACCAACCCCCTTACTTACTGTATATAAATCACCATCTTTTACTACATTTATGTTATGCAATCTCAACGCTGAAATGTAATAATCAATAAGAGTATCAGGAGATACAGCTTGGCGGATATTCAAGCTAATTTGAGTATCAGAAACATTATCAGCAATGACAAAATTTTTCTTTGTGATTTTTGAAATCTCTTTTGTAAAGCTTTTTAAATCAACCTTTTCAACTTCAACGACCCAAGAATCAGAATGAGCGCTTACTGGCAAAAGGAAAAGCATAAGAGATACAAACAAAGCTTTCATAGATTAATCCCTAAAAAGAATGTAAAAAGCTATTGTTACAATAACTAAAAAATAAACAACCATAGCAATAACCGATTTTTAAAAAAGGGTAAGGCAAAACGCCCCACCCTTTTTATTTCAAGATTTGATAGCTTATTAGCGTTGAGCAACACGAGTAAGCAAAGACCAAACCCAAGACAAAGCAGCAGGTGCCATCTTAGCAGCTCCAAGCGCACCAACAGCAGCTAAAGCATAGCCAAGCTGAGTAGTTGCCGCTTCCATGCTGATTGTACCGTTTGCAAATGCACTAGTAGAAGCAACAGCCAGACCAGAAACAGCAGTAAAATTTACTGCTTTTTGATAAGTAAGCTTTTTCATAATTTATTCCTATCTGAAAGCTTGTTTAGATAAAAGACGCCAAACCCAAGCAGTAGCAAAGATAATAGCTGTCCAAGAAAGCAAAACATTAGCTTGTTCAAAACTAAGATTTGCAAAATCAGAAAATAAATTATTAGCAGATGATGAATGATTTAAATCTATCTCTTGCCATAAAACACAGTGGTTTTTTATGATTTTAGAGAACCCAACACACGCATAATATTTCATTTTCTATTTAGTTTGTTGATTCTGGAATGTAACTTTATTAGCTACAAATTCAGCAGATTTACCATTTGATTTAAACTCACCCTCCAAAATGCAAGGATAAGTTTTACCAGCTTCAACAAAACCAAATTGCTTTTCTAATTCTGTATGCGAAACTTCATATTTGAAAGATTGAGATACAGAACCAAAACCCGATTTATTCTCTAAAAGAACATTTAATTTAATGTAATCAAATTTACTACCTTCATCAGTAGTAAAATTAACAGCAGACGCACCAATAAGATTTACTGACATAGTGATCATAAAAAATCCTTAATTAAGCTACTAGGGGAAGTTGATATTTCGAAACTGGAACAACATAATCTGATGGCGATTGACAATCAAAATTAATATTGCACATTTGAACAAACGGAATAATATTCATTTGTTCATTATGAATATTTTGTAAGTGAGCTTTTGAAATGCCACAATCAACCAAAGTTTTCACATTCTTATAAAAAATGCTCTTTTGTGAAGTATTAGCATTTTCAGTACCACAAAATTGAAGCTTAACTTTTTCATAGCCATCACTTTTGATAGCTTTATAAAAGTTGTAGGCATTAAAAGCTTTTGTATAGCTAATGTTTCCAGCTCTTGTAACAGTAAAAAGCTTAGACTTCAAAAGCTCAAGCACACTATCATCATTAGATAAAATCACTTTTTCCCCATTAAGAGCTTCAAAAATCGGATTAAAAGCTAACTTCCAAAAATCTTGTAATAATTTTGGGCGCTCATTTTGAAGTTTAATCAGCTCAAAAAGATTTGACGGATAACCATTTTTTGTAAGATAAGTTTTGCAGATTCTTGCTTCAAAGCGTAATTTTGCATTTGCAAAATCTTTTACTTTTGAAATAGCATTTAATTTATTCAAAGCTTGAACATCTGTGCCAGCTTGTTTTTTAAGCTTTTTAATCTGTTGTTCTACTTCGTCATGTTTACCGTAAACTTTACGCCCAATGTAGCGACTGTTTTGAACGCCCCAGCGCACATAATTTTGATAGCGTAAATTTTGTGATTTAGCATGACCGCTAGACACATTAGAAAGATATTCAAGAACTTTGGGCACTAAAGACTGATTTGGAAGTGTTGCCATATATGTTGTATCAATATGCAGAACTTCAGTTTTTGAAAAATCAAGATATGAACACAATTCAGGCAATGCTTCAGTAACTAAACCGAGCATTTCAATAGCCCCTAATTCAATCGATTCAAAACCAAAAATATTATGACCTTGTAACAACTTGAGCGGACTAGCTTTTAACTCAAGATACGGCAAACAATTAATACCCTTATCATAAAATTTAATCGCCATATCGCTAAAATCTGTGCCAAGCGTATCATAAGGTGCATATAAATCATGTGCTTTAACTTTACCATTTTCATCATCATATTTAACGATACGAGCAGCACAATTAAGACCAAGCGACAAAATATCACCTTCAAAATAAAAGTTGCCCTTTCCACGCTCAACGACATAAGTCGAATAAACTGGAACTGATAAACGCAAATGATCAAGCATGATTTTATACATGTAAACAAATAACATTGAGATGATTTTAACACATGTAAACAAATAACACAAATATAAATAACTTGTATTCATGCAATAATATAATTTGTTTGCATAAAAAAAGGTGCATGTATGACGCAGAATGTAAGACTTAATAAGAAAGAACAAGAAATATTAAGAAAAAAAAGTATAGAAATTAATCAACAGCTAATCAAAAAAGGAATAGAACCCCTAAGAGATAGCCAAATTATTCATATAATTTTAGAAAAAGGATTGGAAAGATTAGAAGTTAGCGAAAAAGGAGAAATAACATTATTTTGAATTTGCACGGAATGTAAAAAGTGTAATATTTTACACCTAGGCACACCATTAGAAACGGTGTGCGTGTGTGTCGCTGTCGTTAGCACCGCCCAGCCGCCCACACACGCACATCATTTCATAAAAGAAATGTGATTACTATGTAATTATATTGCTTATACTTCGCATAATATGCGCTATATTAAAAATCGCTGTGTTAAAAGATGATAACACAGCGATTTTAAACATAACGGCGAAATT